CAGGTGGTGCAGAAGAATTTAAAGATGGTCCACCATGTTTAGAAATATTATCAAAAGAAAAAATGACTGATGGTAGAGATAGATTTTTATATAACTACATGGTCTTTGCTAAGAAAAAATATCCTGATAACTGGGGTAAAATGGTTTTAAAAGCAGGTAGAAATTATTTTGAATTTGATGAAGTGTGGACTGATGATCATATTGAAAAGAAAATAAAACATTGGGAGAAGCAAGAGAAAGGTCATAGTTGTCATGATCCATTATTAGCACCTGTATGTGTTAAATCAGAATGTGTTAAAAGAGATTTTGGAATCATGTCTGACAAAAAAATTACATGGCCTAGATTATCAAATTTAATTAAAGTAGATTTTAAACCTGATCCTGAGTATTACTTTGATGTAGAAAGAGATGATGGTGAAACTGTTACTGTACATGCAAAAGATGTAAACAAAATTAAAGATCAACAGGAACTAAGATCATTAATCATGGCGCAAGCAGATGATATTCCTCCACCTATTAAAGGTATGGAATTCTATGAAATAATAAAAGCATTAGTTGCGACACAAGATACAGTGCAACCGGCTCCAGGGACCACGCCTATGGAGATATTAAAGAAACATTTAAAACAATATATTCATAGCACAAATGCAACAAGTTATAATTCATTTAAAAGTGGTAATGTATTAAAAGATGAAACTTATGCATACTTTGTTTTTGATGAATTTTTTAATGATTTAAAAGATAATGAATGGAGAAAAGATGCATCAAGAACTTCTTATATGATTACAAAAATGTTTGAAAAAGAAGCAGAGCATTTACCTAAACCAGATTTTGATGTGAGAAAAAGATTTCCTGGAAAAGATAAAAAAACAAATAAACCATATACAGGTATTCCAGGTTGTGCAAAAATTCCATTATATTTATTTGATGACAAAGAAGAAGATGTAATTGAAGTAGAAAATTTTGAAAGAGAAGAAATAGTATAATGATATATAAATACTTTGGTCCTCCAGGTACAGGTAAAACACACAAATTAATTAGTAGAGCAAAAGCTTATATTAGAATTGGAACACCATTAGATAATATTGGTTATTTTGCATTTACTAAAAAAGCTGCAGAAGTAGCTAGAAACAGAATGCCGGTAGACTCAGAGAAATTAAATTATTTTAGAACTCTACATTCATTTGCATATGATCAATTACAATTAAGTGACAATATGGTTATGCAACCAGAAGATTATGTAAAGATAGGTAAGAAATTAAATATAAAAGTTAAATACTATGACAAATTTAATAAGGAAGAAATATTTTATTTAAATATTGAAAGTCCATATTTCAAAATGATTGGTAGAGCTATGAATAGATGCATAACAATTGAAGAAGAATACAATAGAAATGAGCACAATAAAAAAGAAATTAAACTTTGGGTATTAAAAAACTTAGATGCAAATTTAAAAGAATTTAAAAGAGTTACAGGTAAGTTAGATTTTAATGACATGATAGATAGATTAATCAATAAACCTGATTTACCAAAATTTAAAACTATATTTATAGATGAAGCTCAAGATTTATCTCCATTACAATGGAAACTATTTGATAGATTAAAAGAAAATACAGAAGATATGTATTTAGCAGGTGATGATGATCAAGCTATATTTGCATGGGCAGGAGCTGATGTTAATAGATTTATACAAGAACCTGCAAAAGAAAAAGTATTAAAGTATTCAAAAAGAATATCAAAAGCAGTTCAAGAAGAATCAGAATTACCTTTAGAAAAAATTAGAGGTTTAAGAAAACAAAAGGTTTATTACCCAAGAGATTTTGAAGGAGAATCAATGAGGATAAATAACTTAGATCAAATAGATTTAACAGAAGGTAAGTATTTAATTCTCACAAGAACCATACATAGATTAGTAGATATGCTAAAAGAATTAAGAAAAAGAAATTTATATTTTCAAACAAGTAAAGGTAAAAGTTTTTCTGTTACATTATACAATGCATCTGTTAATTATAATTCATGGTGTAGAGGAATTGAATTAGAAGAAAAAGAAATAAAAGATATAGTAGGATTTATCGGTGCACCTCAGGATAAATGGAATAAAGATGTAGAATGGTTTGATGCATTTGAAGAAACAAAATTATCAGAAAGAGAATACATAAAAAATATGATAAATAATGGAGAAGATTTAGATAAACCAGCAAGAATACAAGTTTCAACTATACATGCAGCAAAAGGTGGAGAAGAAGATAATATAATTTTGTGTTTAGATCTAGGAAGAACACCAAAGAAAGTAGCTAAAAAGAGTGATGATAAAAATGATGAGGAACATAGAGTTTGGTATGTTGCAACTACACGAGCAAGAAATAATTTATACAAACTGAAAGGTAGAAAAAGAAGTAATGAATATAAGTTTTAAAGAATTATACTTTAAGTATAAACAGAACGGGATAGAGAAAATTCCTAACGGTGGGTGGCAGCATCGTGCCTGGTTAGCAAGTTGTTTTGGTCTCTCGAATCCCTATATCTTACAATCGGCCGAAACAACAACTGCCACAGATAAAGGATAAACATGAGAATACTAACAAGCGATATATTAATAACAGTTACATTAACATTTTTTATAATTAACATAATGGAGGTACTAAAATAATGATAAAGATAGATAGTATAGAAAAAAAAGAAGGTGATAATTACTTTATTGTTTATAAAAAACATGGAGAAATATTTACATATTCTGGTAGTCGAGAAGAAATAAAAAAAGAGATTTCAAATAAATATAAGAAAGGAAATAATAATGACAAATAAAGATATATTTGAAAATGCTTTTCCACAAGATAAGCAGATAGGCGGGAGTCACTACAAAGATTTTCACATTCAACCTTATGAATTCATTTCTAAGAACGACCTTTCTTTTTTTCAAGGAAATGTTATTAAATATGTGTGTCGTTATAAAAATAAAAATGGCATACAAGATTTAGAGAAAGTAATTCATTATTGTGAATTAGAAATTAAAAAAATGAAAGACATGGGGAGAAAAAAATAATGTTGATGCCAACTACAGAGTGGGTTGCTCCTACAGAATTTCCTGATTTAAGAAAAGCGGAAGAAATAGCAATTGACTTAGAGACAAGAGATCCTGATTTAAAGAAACTGGGTTCAGGGGCCATACGGGGTAATGGTGAAGTTGTAGGCATAGCTGTAGCTGTAGATGGTTACAAAGGTTATTTTCCAATAGCTCATGGTGAAGGACCAAACATGGATAGAGATAAAGTTTTATCTTGGTTTAAAGATGTTTGTGAATCACCTGCTACAAAAATATTTCACAATGCAATGTATGACGTATGTTGGATTAGAAACTTAGGTTTAAAAATAAATGGAACAATTATTGATACAATGATTGCAGCATCTATTATTGATGAAAATAGATTTAATTACACATTAAATGCATTATCTTGGCTATATTTAAATCAAGGTAAGAATGAATCTTTACTTAATCAAGCAGCTAAAGAAAGAGGACTAGATCCTAAAGCAGATATGTGGAAACTTCCTGCAAGTGAAGTAGGATCTTATGCAGAACAAGATGCTAATTTAACTTTAAAACTTTGGCATCATTTAAAAAGAATTATTGTAGAAGATGATTTACAAAATATATTTAATCTTGAATCTGATCTTTTTCCTTGCCTAGTTGATATGCGTTTCCTAGGGGTGCGGGTAGACGTGTCCAAAGCCAATCAATTAAAAACAGCACTGGCAGTAAAAGAACAAAACTTATTGCAACAGATAAAAATAGAAACAGGAATAGATACTCAGATATGGGCAGCCAGATCGATTGCACAAGTTTTTGAAAAACTGAAGCTACCTTATAGCCGTACTGAAAAGACCGATTCTCCATCATTTACTAAAAATTTTATTTCCTCTCATAAACATCCTGTAGTTCGTATGATAGCAGAAGCTAGAAAAATAAACAAGGTCAGTACAACCTTTATTGATACCATTTTAAGTCATGAACATAATGGTAGAATACACGCAGACATAAATCAAATACGATCTGATGATGGAGGAACAGTTACAGGACGATTTAGTTATGCTAATCCAAACCTACAACAAATTCCAGCACGTGATCCAGATACAGGACCATTAATAAGAAGTTTATTTATACCTGAAGAAGGTTGTAAGTGGGGTACATTTGATTACTCACAACAAGAACCAAGATTAGTAACTCACTATGGTATAAGATTTGAATATGAATCAGCACAAACAATTGCAGATTCTTATTATGATAATCCAAATACAGACTTTCATAAGATCGTAGCAGAAATGGCAAACATAGATAGAAAAGAAGCTAAGACAATTAATCTAGGTTTGTTTTATGGTATGGGTAAAGCCAAATTACAAAATGAATTAAACGTAACTAAACAAAGAGCAGATGAATTATTTGCTCAATACCACAACAGTGTTCCATTTGTAAAACAATTAACTAATGGTGTTATGGCTGCAGCCCAAAACAGAGGAAGAATAAAAACTATATTAGGTAGAAGATGTAGATTTCCAAAATATGAACCAATACTAAGAGGTTCTGATTGGGGTACATTTGTTCCTGCTGAAGACCATGAAACAATGTTAGAGTTAAAAGAAATGGGACCATACTTAAAAGACAGAGATGGAGAAGTTATTAAAGATAAAGATGGTAATCCTAAAAAAAATTATTGGTATAATAATGGTCACAGAAGAGCATTTACATACAAAGCTTTAAATAAGTTAATACAAGGATCAGCTGCAGATATGACTAAAAAAGCTATGGTTGATTTATATAAAGAAGGTTTACTAGCACACATACAAATTCACGATGAATTAGATTTTTCTATTGAATCAGAAAGTCAAGCAAAAAAAATTAAAGACATAATGGAAAATGCAGTTGACTTAAAGGTACCTAATAAAGTAGATTACGAATCTGGTCCTAATTGGGGTGAAATAAAATAATGTACTATGTCTTATTTAAATGCTAATATACCGCCGATTTATTGTAAAATACGGAAGGAGTATCTTTATGATCTTAAAGAACATCATGGCGAAAGTGAAGACTGTGTGGTCTTCGGTTTGGTCTCTATTTCAGGGCGTGCCCTCTTATTTAACATCATGCTACCTAATGGTGCGTGCTTTTGGCGTTTGCCTATCTCAGCGTTTTTCCAAAAACAATATGACAGAACCGATGTGCCGGATATGCAGACGAACGAGTTGGAACTGTGGAACTGTTTTAGCTACTATCCTAGTGTGCATTGCTTTGATTGGTTGGCTGGTATAGACGGTAAATATCTAGGTAAAGATAAAAAATTTTACAAAGGTCAATACTTATTTACGGTTGACTGGGCTCATCCAGAGACTAATATATTAAACACGGAACATTCAGAGATTCCGCAAGAACACAAGTGTGCACATATTATGGCACTTGAAAACGGCAATTATGCTGCGCAGCCAAATAACAGAATCATTTGGCATGTTAATAGTTACACAACTGATAATGCATGGCCTGACTATAAAGTACAAAATACTTATTGGGACGTGGAAGGATCAGATTGGGTAACAGAAG